CACTTATATCCTGCGGCTGAGCAAGGAAGGCATCTCGGTGTCCACTACCGGGTACGCCGGTCCCTATACGACCGTAATGCAGCTGAGCGGCGGCATCAGCTCGGACTTCCTCCGTGGCGTCATTGATGCCGCGCTGGTGAAGAAAGGTTCCCTCTCCGACAGGGCTAATAACATCACATGGAACATGATCACCGGCGTTTTCAAGGGAACCAATATGGAGATCACGACACTCACCTCGGAAACGGTGAACGCGGATAGCCTGAAAGCCGATCAGACCGACGCCGGTGAGCTGACCGCAACTTCGGTCGAAAAGGAATCCGTAGAGGCGGACTCCATAAATGCCGATATTGTGGGTGCCCAGACCGTGATCGCGGAATCCGTCGAAGCGACATCCGTATCAGCAGACACTTTGAGTTCCGGTGATGGCTTCACCGGGACTTTTCATATTCCGGGAACCGCAGACACACTGGGCTGCACGATTTCCATCCGGGACGGTATCATCACCGGCCTTGTGGAGGACGAGCCTCCTGAGCCGGAAGGCCCTGATCCGGGAGAACCGGTCAATCCTGATCCACAGGAACCTGACCCGGAGGAACCCGACCCCAGTGAGGAAGGAGAATAAACCATATGCTTACCAGCAGATTTGAAATAGACGTGACGCCGGGTGGCATCCCTCCGGTCGTCAACGCAAGCCAGTATGATGCGGGCAGCCGGACGATTGAGTTTACTCTGGTCAGCGGAACCGGTGATTTTGTACCGCCCAGCGGTGTGAAGGCCGAGGTCCGTGGCACCAAGCCTGACGGGAATGGCTTCTCCTATGAAGCGCGGATTCTGGGCCGTGTGGTCACCGTGGTCATCACAGAACAGATGACTGCTGCTGCAGGGAAAGTCCGCTGCGAGCTCGCGCTTTATACAGGAACACCTGCAACTAACGAGACGTCCGCCTCCGATGACTATATGCAGCTGTGTACCGCCAACTTCATCCTCATGGTGGAACGGGCAGCACTGGATAAGGATACCGTATCCTCCGAATCAGAGGTCAGGCAGCTTGTCAACATCATCGACCGCTCCAACGAGATCATTGCAGCCGCCAACAGGTCGGATCAGGCGAAGGAAGCCATTCAGCGGATGATCGCCCAGAATGAGGAAGGCATGCAGATCATGACGGCTCAGGCCGAGCATCGTCTGGAAGAGATTACCCAGCAAACGCAGGATTACCTCGCGCAAAAGACGGAGGAAACTGAAGCCGCGCTTGGTGAAATCCGGGAAGAAACCATCGCCGCAAGGGACCGTGCCATCCAGAGCGAGAACGCTGCCGCCGAAACACTGGAGACAGTAAATCAGCGGGCAGCCCAGATCGTGCAGATCACGACTAACGCGGATACGCTGGCCGCGCAGGCGATGGAACGCGCCTCCAACGCTGAAAATGAAGCGGCTGAGACTGCCAACGCACTGGACCAGCTGAACGAGAACGTTGCCCTGATCCGGCTCATGTCCGAGGGCAAGGTGGACGATGCCTATGTGGAAAACGGCTACCTGTACCTCACATCCAATGATGAAGTCGTAGCAGGACCTCTTGGCCCCTTCTCCGGTACTGGCGGAGGCGGTGGCGGCAGCTCCGGCAACAACGCGCAGATCTCCGTCACCAACCGGACCGGCTGGCTCTCGCGCACCATTGCGCAGGGTGATAAGTGCCCCGTCACCATTTTCTGGACCTCTGAGGAAGATGACGTACCCACCGGCAACGGCACGATGCGCATCACAGTCAGTGGTTCGACCAAAGCCATGCTGGACGTGGCACAGGGCGATGTGACGGTAGACTTGTCCTCGTACCTCTCTGCCGGGTCTAACGTGGTAAAGGTCAACATCGCAGATATCTACGGCAACAGCCGCACGATCAACTTCTCTGTGACAGTGGTCGTGCTGACGGTATCCTTGACCTTCGATGACTCGGTGGCCTATCAGGGGCCGATCATCTTTCCATATACGCCGGTCGGCAACATCCAGAAAACGATGCATTTCTTGATCGACGACCGGGAAATCGGCTCCGCCACAACCTCGGTTTCCGGCAGGCAGCAGTCGTTCACGATCCCGCAGCAGACTCACGGGGAGCACTCCTTCCGCTGCTGGTTTGAGGCGGACATCAACGGTTCGACTGTCCGATCCAATGAGCTCTACTTTGAGATCATCTGCCTTGAGACGCTGAACATGACACCGATCATCACCAGCTCCTTCCGGGAGACAGAAGTGCCGCAGTATTCCACAGTTCATATCGGATACTCGGTTTACGACCCAGCCTCCATGACGGCGGCTGTGACGATCCGGGTGAACGGCAGGCAGGTCTCCGAGCAAACCGTGGGCCGCAGCAAACAAGACTTCAGCATGCGCATGGATACGGTCGGTGCCTACACCGTCGAGATCGAAAGCGGCGGTGTTTCCCGTAGCTTCTCGTTCATCGTTACGGAAAGCGCCATCAAGATTGAGGCTGAGACAGAAGCCCTTGCGCTGTACCTGTCGAGTCAGGGCCGCAGCAACAATGAAAATGAGCGCGGCACTTGGAAGTATGGAACCATTGCTGCAGAGCTTTCCGGTTTCAACTTTGCCTCGGACGGCTGGCAGAAAGACGCAGATGGCAGCACGGTTCTCAGAGTCGGCGGTGATGCGCGGGTCAATATCCCGTATCAGATCTTCGGCTCTGACTGTCGCCAGACCGGTAAAACCATCGAGCTGGAGTTTGCTACCCGGACGGTCATGAACTATGACGCGGTCATCCTGTCCTGCCTGTCCGGAGGACGTGGGATTATCCTTACGGCGCAGATGGTCAAGCTCATGAGTGAGCAGTCGGAAATCTCCATGCAGTTTAAGGAAAACGAGCATGTGCGAGTGGCCTTTGTCGTAGAGAAGCGATCCGAGAACCGACTGATCTACTGCTACATCAACGGCATCATGTCCGGCACCGTTCAGTACCCGGCCAGCGATGACTTCGCGCAAACGGCTCCGGTGGGCATTTCCATTGGCTCCAACGACTGCACCATCGACATTTACTGCATCCGGGTCTACGACAACGACCTGACCAGGAGCCAAGTGCTGGACAACTGGATCGCCGATACGCAGTCCGTCGAGGACATGCTTTCCCGCTACCAGCGCAACCGCGTATACGACGAATACGGACAGGTGGTCAAGGAACGTCTCCCGTCCGATCTTCCGTACCTGATCATCGAGTGCCCGGAGCTGCCGCAGTACAAGGGCGATAAGAAAACGGTGTCCGGGTCCTATACCGACCCGCAGGACCCGTCCCGGAACTTCACCTTCACCGGCGCTCAGTTCGATGTACAGGGTACTTCCTCTCAGTACTATGAGCGGAAGAATTACAAGGGCAAGTTTAAGAACGGCTTTGACATGGTGTCCGGAGGCACGGTCAGCGGCTTTAAGCTCCGGGAGGATTCCATCCCGGTTTCCACCTTCTGCTTCAAGGCAGATGTGGCATCCAGCGAAGGTGCCAACAACGTGGAGCTGGTCCGTCTCTATGACATGGCCTGCCCCTACAAAACTCCGGCACAGCGTTCTGATTCTCATGTCCGGCAGGGCATCGATGGCTATCCCATCGTGATTTTCTGGTACG